CGGATAATCACCGTCCCAAAATCCGGCACCATGTCCATTTCTAGTTAACCAAAAATCATGAGCTATGTCGGTATCGTCAAAACCATCAAGTAAATCACCGGCTTTTTCTATAAATAAATCGCATTCTTTATCAGCTTGTTTTAAAGCTTCTTCGGAAAAATCATAGATAAAATAATTGCGATCAAAAGGATCGTCGTTGTCGTCAATACTCGACCATAAAGCTGTAGCCAAATATTGCTCCAAAAAACTAGTCATTTTCATTTTCCAGTCTCCTTTTTATTGGTTACTAACCAACCGTTTTTATAATCAGTGACAATTTCATCATTCCAGTGATCTATAATCTCTTGAGCGGCATAAAGAACTCGGTTAAGATTGCCTATTTTTCGAATTTCTGACCTATAACCATCAGTTTGAGTCAAAATAAACTGACCTTGACCCATGTACTTAATTTTTAATTCTGTAAAAATTGCATGACCTATGGCCCTTTCATCCCTTGCAAAAGTCCCATTGTTGTTAATGTAGTGGCATGGCAATTTGTAAGATAGTCGGCTATATTTCCAACCACGAAACGGACCTGACGTTTTGGTGTATCCTTCAAATAGATTCATAAATCCCCCTTTATATAATGCTTATAGCTTTATTATAGCGTAGCGTTATATTAGAGTCAATGCTCCGTGTAAACTTTACAAAACAAGTGTAAGAAAAATGAGTGTTTTCAGCGCGTTAGGGTGTTACGGTAAAGGTAACGTGTTACCCTTTTATTGAAATGTTTTGTGTATTGTGCCACGTTTTTGTGGTACGCACTGGCATGTATGCAATGATTGCAAGGCATTAGTTGTTACTGTCAAAAAGCGTAACTGTTCCCTTTTGTTCCTGTTTTTGGTGCGTGGCAAACTTCACGATATTGTTTAGGAAATTACTATTTGTTACTATGTTACTTTATTATAGTTATAAGTATAAATAAATAGCATATAGGTTTTTTAAAAAATTAGAAATTTCTAGAATTTCTCAGAAAAGTTTTGAAATAAAGAGTAACAAGTAACAAAGGTACATTTGCCTAAATTTGCGACAATGTAAGAAAGCTATTTTAGCTGATATTTATCATAAACAACGTTTAACCTTCCTCCTTCTTGACGGCTTTAAAGTATTCCAAGATCTTGATGATAGGTGCGATAATAAACCCTAAAAGAATAAAGATAAAAGGCGATAAGATAACTATCTTAAGGACCGCCTGACCGTAAATTAAAGATAATACTATAGCGCTTAATATAAAGATGACTGGTAAAGTTGCGTCTGATTTCATGCTGCCTCCTTATTAATGATTATTATATAATCATTATAACACTAAGCAGTAACAACGTACCTTAAGAAAACATTAATATTTACCTTAAGACAACCTTAAGATAAGTCACTGACCTAAGATCCTTAAGCTAATCTTAAGACAAACTAAAGACCGCCCTTAAGTCAGCGGCTTACTTAAATTAGCCTTAAGAAAATCTTTAGGTTGCAATGCTATGTATATAAAAAGACGATGGTGTAAATGAAGATTGTTTAGGGGGTGCACCCCCAAATCATGTAAAGTTTATATTACGTATATGTCCCTCGTCACACCGAGGAGTAAAATCTCAAATACTTTAACGCATAATCCCATATATAATAGACAAAATGCAAAAACTAAACTAAATAAGTTGAATGAAGCTAACAAAAAGAAATCAAGACGCAATCCAAGCTAAGACGCCTGCGGAGTATGGAGACCTAACCCAAATCACTAGTCGGTATAGACCTGACGTAGGAGATGCAGTTTGTTTGCTGGTCCGACAAGGAATCACGCTAAAAGAAATAGCCCAAAGATTGCCGATCAAAGATGTGACAACTATTTATAGTTGGCGTAGCACCCACATGGATTTCAGAGAAAAATTAGAACAAGCCCGAAAGGATGCTGCTGATAATTTCATCGATAAGATCCAAGAGATTGCTGACGCTAACAACTTACCTAAAGATGAAGTACCAGGTGCTAGGTTAAGAGTTGATTCCTACAAATGGCTTGCAGAAAAAGCTAACCCACAAAAATACTCGCCTAAAAGTGTGATAGCGGCTGATGAGGATAACCCTTTGCAGATAGTAATTGACACTGGCATTAAACGAGACGAACCAGTCGAAGCCGATTACACTAATATTGATGGCAGCGGTAAGACTATTACTTATACAGAAGAACAACATTCACAAGATAGTGATGATGGACGTTCTTCCTGATGAGGAAGTAGCGGACTATCTATGTCTATGGGATGGTGCTGAAGAAGAAGATAAAGATAACCTAATCGGCTATTACCTTTACAAGGTGAGTAAGCATGGTCTTATTTATAAAGAAGAAGATTAGTAGAGTGCTTTGTTTTGCTGGCGTACATGTGATGTTTAGATATAAAACGCTATCGGAAACATTCCCTGTTATCCATAAATGTGAATGCGGTAGGAGACACGATATTGACTGTAATACCTGACGATCGAATTAAAAAAATTTCTACCGGATACAATCCTAGACCTTTGCAAAAAATTATTCACTTTAGTATGAAGCGTTTTAATGTGCTGGTTCTGCATAGACGTTTTGGAAAAACTGTTCTCTCAATAAACGAGACAATTGATCGGGCATTACGCTGTTCTTTAAAAAGCCCCCAATATGCTTACATAGCACCGACCTACGGTCAGGCCAAAAGGATTGCATGGGAATACTTGAAGGAATATACGAAGGACATACCAGGAGCTAAGCCTAATGAAGCTGAGCTTCGTGTAGATATTCCTAGACCGAGTTCGAAAGATAAAATAAGATTTATGCTCCTTGGTTCGGAAAACCCTGACACTATAAGGGGGATCTATCTAGATGGCGTTGTACTTGACGAATTTGCAGTCTGTGACCCTACAATCTGGGGACAAGTCGTGCGTCCTGCGCTTGCTGACCGTTCGGGCTGGGCGATTTTTCTCGGGACCCCTAAGGGTCAAAATCATTTTTTTGATCTATACAACAAAGCGAAAAAAAATAAAGACTGGTATGTCTGCACGTATCGAGCTTCAGAGACAAAAGTTCTTTCCGACTATGAGCTTAAAGCTGCAAAAGATGAGATGAGTGAAGAAGAGTTCCTCCAAGAGTTTGAGTGCAGTTTTACAGCCGCTAACACAGGCGCATATTACCAAAAGCTTATGCTATCAGCAGAAAGCGAGGGACGTATCACTAGCGTACCATACGATAGCGCATGCTATGTCGATACGTATTGGGATTTAGGAATAGGTGATACAACTGCTATTTGGTTCTTGCAGTCTGTTGGTCATGAATATCACTTGATTGATTATATCGAAATGTCGGGTAAGGGTCTTGATTGGTTTGTTTCGGAAATTAATAAAAAGCCTTATACTTATAGGGAGCATATCTTGCCTCATGATGCTAGTGCTAGAGAGTTGGGTACTGGTAAAAGTAGACAAGAGACATTGCGTACTTTAGGACTAACACGATTATATATTTTACCTCGCTGGAAAGTAGATGATGGGATCAACGCTGTTAGAACGATCCTTAGTAAGTGTTGGTTTGATAAGGATAAATGTGAGAGGGGTATCACTGCTTTGATGGCATACGAGAGAAAGTGGGATGCTAGGAATCAGATATTCATGGAAAAGCCTAAACACAACTGGGCTTCTCATGGGGCTGATGCGTTTAGGTATTTAGCAATGGGTGTACGACCGGAATCACAAAGAGTACAATCTCAAATGCTGACTAATTATCGGGAAGCGCAGAGTGAATATGATATATTTGAATTATAGGAGATAAATTATGGCACCAGTAACTAAGGTAGTAGATGCAGTATTAAATCCAAAAACAGGGGTAATTGCAGGAGCAATTAAAAAATTTGGTCATGAAGGCGGTAAGCTTATAGGGGTGACTCAAGCTCAGCAAAGAAAAAAAGATTATTTTAATACTGGCAGAGTTGCTGACTATCAAAAGTTTGACCCTAAAGATATTGAAGCTTTTGCTAAAATGGAGACAGAGTTGACAGGGAAAACTCGGGCTGAAGTAGAAGCCGCTAAGCCTGTTGCTATGTCAGAAAAAGCTAAGTTAGCAGATCCAGGCGCAGCTAGATCAAGGGAAGCGCAGTACGCTTCTATGACTGCTTCACAAAGAGAAAGGATTCAAGGGCTTTATAGAGGAAGTCAGGCTAGACTAGGAGCGATTGAGCGAGGTAGATTAAGACCTGGCAGAAAGCAGACAGTTCTTACTAAAAGGATGTAGCAATGGCGATTGAGTATATAAAAAAGTTTGAGATGTTAAAAGCAGATAGGATGAATTGGGACTCTCACTGGGAAGAATGTGCTCAGTTTGCCCTACCTCGTAAGGATGATGTTTACCAAACGAGGACGCCAGGTGAGAAGAAGTTTTCTAAAGTGTTTGAGAGTACGGCCATACACTCTAACGAACTTCTCTCTTCTGCCCTTCACAGTATGCTAACTAACAGTGCAACTAACTGGTTTGAGTTAACAACAGGTGACGATACGCTTGATATGGATGACGAAGTTCGTTTGTGGTTACAAGATACTGTTAAGAAAATGCATAACGTCATCAACGGATCAAACTTTCATACTCACATCCATGAACTATATGTAGATCTAGGTGTCTTTGGGACAGGCTTAATGCGTGTTGAAGAGGACGATGAGGAAGTTATAAGGGTTCAGACTAGACCGATCTATGAAGCCTATATAAGAGAGGATGCGCATAGCAAGGTTAATACAGTTTACAGAATCTTCAAGATGGACATTAGGCAGATTGCTGACATGTTTGGAACGGAGACGTTTGACGCCCAATTAGAGAACTTGCTTAAAGGCAACGACAATCAGAAGTATGACATCCTTCATGTTGTTGAACCTGTAGACAAAGACGATGAGTTTGATAAGAAAGGTTTTGGGTTTAAGAGTATATACATTTTAAAAAATCGTAAGATGTATTTGCAGCAGGGTGGGTTTAAAGAATTTCCTTATGTTGTTCCTAGATGGACCAAGATAGCAGGGGAAGTTTATGGCCGTAGTCCTACGATGAAGGCGCTCGCTGACATTAAGATGACAAACGTAGTAACGAAAACAACTATTAGATCTGCTCAGAAGATAGTAGATCCTCCTCTATTAGCACCTGATGACGGCTATACTTTACCTTTAAAAACAGCGCCAGGTGGGATTAACTTTTATCGTCCAGGGTCTCAGCCAATTGTTCCATTGCAAACTGGTAGTAGGATTGACTTTGGTATTCAGTTTATAGAACAGATTAACAGAAGAATTAGAGAAGCTTTCTTTATTGATCAGCTTCAGCTTAATGTTGGTCCACAAATGACTGCGACTGAGGTTTCTCAGAGAACAGAAGAGAAGCTTAGGCTTCTTGGTCCTGTACTCGGTCGTCAGCACTACGAACTTTTGAAACCATTGGTAAACAGAATCTTTAACATAATGATGAGAAAGAATATGTTTTCTGAAGTTCCAGAAGTTTTACAGGAACAAAATATTCAAGTTCAATATAGCTCAAAGATAGCAAAAGCACAGCGGAGTGCTGATGCTGACGTTCTTGTTAAAGTCATGAATGTTATCGGTCCAATGATTCAGCTTCAGCCTGAGATTATTGATAATGTTAATGGCGACTTGTTGCTAAGATATGTAGCTAAAGCGTACGGACTACCGGAGCAAGTGCTTCGTCCATTTGACGATGTTGTTCAAGATAGAGTAGAACGCCAGCAGCAACAACAAGAAATGGCAGCGATGCAACAGGCACAGCAAATGGCTGATGTAGCTAACAAAACAGCACCGCTTATGCAACAACAACAGGGCGTTTAATGGCCAGAAAAAAAGTCTCTACTAAACAGTTAGATGTTACTTCTGACTACAAAACTGTATTCACTTCTGAAGCTGGTAAGCGTGTCCTATGGGATATCCTACGAAACAGTTTTGTTTTAGGAAGTGTGTACTGTGATAACCCCCATGAAACAGCGTTGAGAGAAGGGCAGAGAAATAGTGCTCTTAGAATTTTGTCTATATTACAAACTGATGAAAAGAAGTTACTTGAACAAATAGAGGAAGGTTTACAGTATGACAGAGAATACGGAGACGAGTGGGGAAGAGACTACCCTTAACGAAGCAGAAGCTAATTGGAAGGACGCTTTACCAGAAGATGTGAAGCAAGATCCTAGTATGCAAGCAATTCAGACAGTAGATAACTTAGCTAAGAGTTATGTTAATGCTCAGAAGATGATAGGTGCGGATAAGATTATCGTACCTAACAAGTATGCTGAAGCAAATGAATGGCAAGATGTTTTCACTAAGCTTGGCTTACCCGAATCACCTGATAAGTATGAGATAGCGGTTAATGACAAAGAAGTTGATAAAGAGTTTTTTGATAACTTTAAACAAGCTGCTCACGGTGCTGGCGTATTACCGAACCAAGCCCAGAAACTATTTGACTGGTATAACGAAGCTAGTGAGAAGATTGTTCAAGATCAAGTTAATCAGAAGCAAGCAACGGAGCAGCAAGCAGTTGATAGCTTAAAGTCAGAGTGGGGGTCAGCTTATGATTCCAAACTAAAAGCTGCGCAAGCTGGGGTCGCCCACTACGGTAATGACGAACTAACTTCGTTTTTAGAGGAGACTGGTCTTGGCAACAATCCTAATCTTATAAAAACATTTGCTAAGATTGGTGAAACTCTGTCAGAAGATGCGTTTAAAGACGGTGGACAGGTTAACTTTGGTATGACTCCGCAGGACGCTCAGACACAAATTAATAGTGTAATGGCAGATAAAAAACATCCTTACCACGATAAATACCACCCAAATCATACTAATGCAGTCGCAGAAGTTAGTAAGCTTTTTGAGCATTTAGCTTGACGCTACTCCAAATTTCATTATTATAGAATTGAGCACGAGATAATCTGAAAAGACCTCACCTTTGGTGCTCAATTCGAATCCTGTAATTTCAGGGCAATTCACCAAACAACATTTAATATTAACTTTAGTAATGGAGAAAAATATGAGTTCTGAAATTACTACAGCGTTTGTTAAGCAGTTTAGCGCAAACGTTTTCCATCTTTCTCAGCAGAAAGGATCTAGGCTTGCTCCTTTCGTAAGAAATGAAAGCCAAAGAGGTAAGAGTGCTTTTTATGACAGAATCGGTGCGGTTACTGCTCAGAAAAGAACTTCTCGTCACGCTGACACTCCTCAACTAGATACTCCTCATTCAAGACGTAGGGTTACTTTGGTAGACTACGAGTGGGCAGATCTAATTGACGATGCTGACAAACTTAGAATGTTGATCGATCCAACTTCTGACTATGCTCAAGCTGCCATGTGGGCTTTAGGTAGAGCTAAAGATGATGTCATCATTGAAAACGCTCTTGGTAATGCTTATGGCGGAGAAGAAGGTTCTTCTACAGTAGCTTTAGCTAACGCTAACAAAGTTGCTGCTTTTGACGGTACTGCTACTACAGGTAACAACCTAAACCTTCAAACTCTTAGAAAAGTAAAAGAGAAGTTTGACTCTAACGATGTTGATGAATCTATTCCAAGATACATCGCTATCGGTTCTTCTCAGTTGAACAGCCTTTTAGGTGAAACTTCTATCACAAGTGCTGACTTCAACAGTGTTAAAGCTTTAGTCCAAGGTGAGATTGATACTTTCCTAGGATTCAAGTTTATTAGAACTGAGAGACTAGCTACTCTTTCTGGGTCTTTTACTTATAACAAAGACACAGGAGCTTACGGTTCTGGTTCACAAACTTTTGATGCTGGCGCTAGAAGATGTTTTGCTTGGGCTCAAGACGGACTACTTCTTGCTACTGCTAAAGACGTTACTGGTAAAATTTCTGAAAGGGCTGACAAGTCTTACTCTACTCAAGTTTATGCTTGTATGGGTATCGGTGCTACCAGAATGGAAGAAAACAAAGTAGTAGAGATTGCTTGTAACGAATCATAAGAGGGGGTAGATAATGACTAGTTTTTACGGTGTAAACAACACCAAAGCTTATCAAAACGTACCAGCAGAAAAGATTCCTGCTGGTGAGCAAGCTGGTAGGCTTAGAGTTGCTTACGATAAAATTTCACTTTCAGAAACAATTGTTGGTGACGTTCTACATATGATGAAGATCCCTAAGGGAGCTAGAGTATTAGACGTTATCGTTAAATTTGTCGATCTTGATACAGGTAACACTGATGCAAGAATGGACATTGGTTGGGCAGCTTCTTCTGACGCTGTTGAAGCGGCTGATGACAATGGCTTCTTTGATGCTCTTGATATCAGTGCGATTGGTTGTAAAGGTATGGTAGCTAACGCTGCTCATGTGCCTGGTCACATGAAAAAATTTACAGCCGAGTGTGAGATTCAAATCATTCCTGGCGGCGGTACTTCTGACGTTGCTTCTGGTGATATTGAGCTTATGCTTGTTTACGTAATGGATTAATGATGGGGGCTTCGGCCCCTTTCTTTTTTAAAGGTGATTTATGTCTCTAACGACTACTGAAACTTCAATTTGTAATAGTGCGCTTATCAAGATAGGCGCTGATAGGATTAACTCCTTAACTGAAACAAATAAACGTGCTCAGCTATGTAGTGAGCAATATAGTAAAGTTAGAGATGAAGTATTAAGAAGTCATCCTTGGAACTTTGCTATTACAAGGGCAGAGTTTGCGCAGTTATCGACTACTCCTGCTTTTGGTTATACTTACCACTTTTCTATTCCTTCAGATTGTTTAAGGATCTTAAATCTATCTGACGAGACTATTGAGTGGAAGCAGGAAGGAAATAAAATTCTTACAGACAGTGCAACGATCAAAGCACGTTATATAAAGAGAGTAACAGCGCCAGCGGAGTTTGATAGCTTTTTTATTGAAGCCTTAGCTTTGCGGTTAGCGGCTGATCTCTCTTACAGTTTAGTTCAATCAACTACGTTGTCATCTCTGATGACTCAGCAGTATGAGAAACATTTGGCATTTGCCAGAAGCTATGATGCTCAGGAAGGGACACCACCGGAGCTAACTGACGATTCATTTATTGAGGCCAGACTATGAAATATAGGTATGTACAAAATGCCTTTTCAAGTGGTGAGTTACATCCTCGTTTAGATGGAAGGACTGACCTTGAAGAATATGCTAGAGGCGTAGATACCTTACAAAATTTTATTACCTTTCGTCAGGGCGGTGTCGCTAGACGAATGGGGTCTAGGCACGTAAAAGATCTTTCACCAGCAGCAGGTACTAGCTATATAGGACTTTATCCGTTTATTTTTAGTAAGACAGAATCTTATGTCATATCTATTGAAATACTTTCTACTACTTCCCTAAAGTTTCAGATCTATGATCCTGATGGGAACTTAGCAAGTATTACCACAAGCAAGGACGATCCAACGGACCTTGCTACATCTAAAAACATTACGATATCAGGTCGTGGTCTATCGAATCTTACTACGGAAGTTAATAAGTTCAACTACGCTCAAAGTGCTGACTTGTTCATTATCACTCATAGTTCTGGTAGAATGAAGCCTCTAGTTGTAGCTAGGACAGATTCAAATACGTTTTTTATAAAGGATATAGAAGATTATTTTTGGACGACTAATCCAGAGAAAACTTTTTTTACTCCTTTTAAAGATGCTAACGTAGACGCTGGTAAACACGCCCATGTTAGTGGGGCTACTACTTCTGTCACGATAGCAATGAAAGATGATTCTTCTGGGACTAACCTAGTTCCTTTCTTTGCGGCTGATGCTACTGCTAATCATAAAGAAGCTTTTTTTCGTACTAAAAATGGTAGTAACCACAATTTATTTAAAATAAATTCGGCTAGTATACCAGCGGCTTTTACCGGAAATTTTAGTTCTAATACACTAAACTCTTCTTCACATGGTTTGTTAACTGGGGATATCGTAAGGTTATCTGGCACTATTCCTAGTGGGTTATCGTCAACTGTTGATTACTACATTATAAAAATAAACACAAACGATATAAAGCTTGCGACTACGTTAGCTAATGCTAGGGCCACAACAGTTTTAACAGTAGCCAACACCAGTAGTGTTACAATAAACCCAAAGTTTATTTCTACAATTATTGCTACAGATTATTCTAAAGTTAGCCCTAGCACCACCCATAGTTTTAACACGGATAACTGGAATGAAAGTTCTTTTAACAATTATCAGGGCTTTCCACGTACCATTTCAATTTTTGAACAAAGACTTATTTATGGTGGTACTATTCTTAGTCCTGATACTTTATATGGATCAATGACAGGAAACTTTTTTCATTTTACTGAAACAAGGTATACCGATGGAGGCGATGCCCACGCTATAGGGGATAATGTTGACTTTATAGGGGACTCTGTAGCTACCGATCCATTTCAATTTACTATTGCCTCTCAAGAAGTAAACGAGATAACATGGCTTGCGCCTAGAAACCATTTAGAGGTAGGTACTCTTGGAACTGAGTACATTGTAACTGGTGGTGACAATGCCCTATCAGCTACGACTCCTCCATTTATTAAGGCGCAAACTAGTAACGGATCATCTCCTGTACAAGCAACGAAGGTAGATCAATCGACTATCTTTGTATCAAGGGATGGTAGACTTTTAAGAGAGTTTAAATACAACAATGACAACGGCTCTTATGTATCTCGAAGCCTTTCAGTTAGTGCAGAGCACATCGTTAGCCATTTATTTGATGGCGATAGCACTGACGCTAGCGCAGGGATTGAAATAGTTCAGTTTGTTTATCAAGCTTCAAAAGGTATTATTTGGTGCCTGACTAGTAGGAACGCTTTAATTGGACTAACTTTAGATAACGATACTCAAACAGCAGCGTGGCATAAGCATGTACTTGGTGGAACTTCTGTTAAAATCAACTCACTTACTGTTATTCCTAATACTAGTGGTACTCATGATGACTTATATTTGTCACTCTCTAGGACTATAAACGGTTCTACGGTTCATAAGCTAGAAAAGATTGGGGAAGATTTTTCTCACACTAAATTAAAAAACACATCTACAAGTGACGATGACCAAGCTTATTTTAGTGATTCGTCAAAGCGTGTACAAATCTCTACACTCACAAAAACGTTTACAACTATAGCTTCTAATGGAACAACTATTTCAGGTCATGGGCTAGGTACTGGTACTAAACTACAGCTAACAACTGGCGGATCTTTGCCAACAGGGTTGGCAGTATCAACAGATTATTATCTAATAAAGAAAGATGCGAACACGGTACAATTTGCGACTACAGCTAAGAATGCTTTTGATCATATCCCTATTACTATATCTGGGGGTTCTGGTACTCATACTATTACACCAAGTGAAGCTTATATATTTCCTGGATTTTCACATTTAATAGAGGAAGATGTTGAAGTTTTAGCTGATGGATTTTATGAGCAAAACGGTTATGTACCACCGACTTTAACGGTTCTTTATAATAAAGTTAACGCTAGTAATGACCGAATCAATCTTGTTTATTCTGGTAATCCAGCTCCAGTTATTGCCCATTACTTAGTTACTGGAACTGAGATTTATTACAAGTCTTTTGCCAACGCTGCAATAGGTGGGATAACAGAAGATACCACTTACTACGTCATAAGACATGATGACGATTATTTTGAGCTTGCGACTACATACGAAAATGCATTAGCTGGTACGCCTATAAACCTAACCACTTCAGGTATTACAAGCGGACATTTCGAGTTCTACCCCAGCAATGCCCCAACTCGGATTGATGAGGGTGGGTTCTTACGATTAAATGAACCTGTCTCTGAAGTCATCGTAGGATTGAAATATACTAGTAAGCTTAAGACAATGAAGCTAGAAGCAGGGGCGCAGTTTGGAACTTCTCAGGGAAGCATTAAACGAAATGACTCAATTGTTCTTCGATTCCAAGGAACTTATGGGGGAAAATTCGGGATTGCTTCCAACGAAGATAATCTTGAAGAAATTGTATTTAGGCCTGCCGGTCACGGAATGGGGAGTGACCTTGCTCTTTTCACTGGCGACAAGTTTCTGGATTTTCCAGGTGATTATGAAAGATTCTTCCAAGTAGTAGTTGAGCAAGAAAAACCATTACCTATGAATTTGTTAGCAATCGTACACAGGGGGATAACATATGACTGATACCATATGCAATTTTTTCCCTGAACACATTGATTATTTAAACGCTCCTGAGTCAAGTAAGGAAGGTATCCTTACTAATTACGGACTAAAAAACTTTGTGTTTATGTCTATTATAAAAAGCGAAAAGCTATTAGGAGTTCTAGGTTGTAGGTTTTTAAACAACAACACTTGTGAGCTTTACGCAATACCTGACGTAGTTCATAGCAAAAAGTATAATAAAACTTTTCACAAATCTACTCTTTCAATAATCAAAAGATTAATGACAAAGAGTACATTTAATAGATTTCAGTTCCTTGTAGATGTAGACTTTAATGAGGGTCAACGATGGGCCAAAGCTTTAGGGTTTGAATACGAAGCTACATTAAAAAAGTATGATCAAAACGGTAAGGATCAATTTATGTATGTGAGGTTTAAGTAATGAGCATACCTGGCGCTGTATTAGCGGCAACAGCCGTAACATCTTCTATAATGCAGGGGCAAGCGCAAACTGCCCAGCTAGAGGCGCAACAAGCTGCCCTTGAAGATGAAAAAAAATATTTAGATCAGCAAAGAGCTTTTTTAGATGAAGCTAGGGATGAGGAGCTTGATCTGTTCCAAAAAGATACGGCTGAGTTACTTGGGGTCCAAGAAGTTTCTTTTGCTAAGGCTGGCGTTGAAATGTCAGGTAGCGCCCTTAGAGTTTTAAGGGAAACTGCTCAAGAAGCGCAGGAAGAAGAAGGAAGAATAATAAAACAATATGCTCATTATAAAACTATGAACGAAATGAAAAGAGATGCGGCTAACAGACAGATATCAAATATTGGCACCCAAAAAAGTGGTATACCGCTTCTTACAGGTATCTCAGCTATCTCTGGAGCCGCTACTGGTTATGCTACTGGAAAGAAACTTACATAGAGGATTATAATGATTTTTATACCACGTTTTAAAAGTAGAAAAAGATTAGATACTAGAGGTGGTATGTCTGCAAAGGTACCAGCGAAGATTAGCTCAGCCGGTGCCCAACAACAAGTAGCCGCAACAGTTTTAGGAACAATAGCAAATAAAATAGGCCCTACTCTTTTAAAAATTTTAAAAGATGAAAGAGATGAAGAACAAAACACGTTTGTAACAAATGGGCAAAAAGAATTAAATAATCAGTTTAGCGGTTTATCTAGACAAGCTTCAGCCGAGCAATTTGACGGCTCAGTAGGTACTGCTTACAGAAAGTTACAAGAAAGTGACGTATATAAAGATAATCAAAAAGTAAAAGATGCTATAGACTTAAAGTTTGGGGGAATGCGGCAAAAGTTTAATGCTAATTTAACTACTCGTACTTATAACAAAATTTCAACAGCTAAAAACAAAAATTTATTTGAGGGCATTAAATTAGATTTAGAAGAAGCTGACATAAATAATGTTGCTAGAATTAATCTTTTAACTGAAGCCGCATATGAAAAGCAGTTACAAAATATTGAGTGGGAAGAATCTTCTAGTGGAAAAACTGACGAGTTCGGTAAACCTTTTAGTATTAATAGTAGAAATTACGACAAAATAATGAACAGGCCTGACGTTAAGCTTAGAGTTGAAACACTTGATAATTTTATTAAATCCTCTATTAAAAATAAAGCTATAAAATATTTAAAGAATAATGATTTTAGTGAAACTGATGTAAGCACTTTAGATAAACAAATAAAAGAAGTTGATAAATGGTTTGATAACGATACTAAATCTTCAAGGTCTAAAGAGTTTCAATTTTTACCTTTAACTGAAGCGTATGGCATAGATAAAGAAAAATTTAAATTAGATGCAATGGAAGCCTTACGAATAAACTCTGTAGCTAAGCGAAGGTTTGATAACGAACTTGAGGCCAGAATTATTCACGAAAATGAGCAAGAATTTTTAAATGCAAAAGCGCAAATGGACCTCCTTATAAAAGGTCCTAGCAGCGAAAAAAATAAAAAAGAGTATAAAAAGCTTAGAACTTATTTAGATAATACTTTTGGAAAAAAATCGCTACCTTACGATATAGCTAATTCTAATAATTTAAAAAGACAGAAAGCTCAATTTAGTCTTGATTTAATGGGTAAGGTATTTGAAAAAATAGAAAATGACGGTAGCCATTTTGCTGGCGATATTAAAACAAAACAAAAGTTACTTAGTGAAATGGGGATACCTTTAGAGCATTTTAAAGAAGCTTTATCTTATGTAAAAATAGGAGAAAAAAAAGAAACAAGAAAAGTGGTCGGGCATATTAAGCAGTCTTTAAATAATTACAAAAGTGTTGTTCGTAAATTTAAAGAAGCTAGAAAAAATGCTAACTCTTTAAATCTACCTGGTGATCTTAGCAGAATGAGGTTTCTTTTAGATCCTGCTGCGGCAAAGTTAGAGCAAGAGTTAGGTAGTAATATTATTCAATTTGAAAATGAAATGAAAAACCTTATTATTGAAGCAACAACTTCTAACGATCCTTCATTGTTAGATAAAAATTCTGAAAATTATGTTGGTAATAGGGCTAGACAAAATTATGTAGACTATGTTTTTAACCCAATAAAAGGGTATGTGATTAACACTATTGAAAAGATATTTCCTGCTCACGCCCGACATGTACCTGGGAGCCCTATAAAAAAAGCTATTAATGAACTTTATAATGCACAATTTTTAGGAGCACCTGACAGAGGTATGGCCCCTTTAGACAATACTTCTGCTGTAAAATCTTTGGCTACGGCTATTAAATCTCTTAGACAAGAATTAAAAAGTACAAAGCAATATACTGACGATAAAGACAAAGAAATTAATGCCGTTCTTAAAGCGTTGCCTTTAATTAGTGACATACCTATGGACACAGAAAATTTATTAAGGATGTCACAAAAAGCGGTTAGAGGATCAAAAAATAATACTAATGTTGGGGTTTTTGAAAAATAATTAGGATTAAATATGTCAGAAGAATTTAAAGAAAATAACCCTTTTTACCAGCATTTGGCTAATGAATATAATTTGCTGAACTCTAATGAGTACGCCAGCGCATCGGTTGATAGTGCTTTAAATGAAATGACTCAGCTTAATATGGTTGATTATTACAATAACCACACAGATTTTGAGCACAAAGAAAGATTAAAAAAAATAGATGCGCAAAGGTCTGAGTTTGTTACTAGAATAGATGATCACATTAATCAAAATGTCCCCACACCTACTCCTCTTAAAAAACCTAAAGAACCGAAACTTGAGTTAGATCCTGTTACTAAAGCTGCGCAAGCTGTAGCTGACCCTATGACAGCAGGTTTAAAAGCCGCTTCTTTGTTAGCCGATACAGATATCCCTGTTTTAAAACAGTACGGTCAAGCCGCAGAAATCTCCCTTGATTTTATTAATGGTTTAAAAAAATCTATAACCGGAACAGTAGCGGCTATTCCACAATTAATTGAAGATGGTTTAGCTGCCGCAAATGTTGAGTCGCAAACATTAAACAATTTTAATGATAGAACTAGCGAAATTATAGACGCATCTTTTAGGTCTAGTGGTAAGTATACAGCAAATATAAAAGGCTACGATGTAGATGTACCACATTTAACAGGTGAGATATTGGGGCATTTTGCGTTGCCTGCTGGGGTGGGGGCTGCTGTTCTCAAAGCTACTAAAAACGCTGGCATGATAACAAAAGGAGCTAGTCTTTTATTGTCTGAAGCGGCTGTTGGGGCAGTGACTACAGACAAAGAGTCGGGAACTCTTTTAAACATGTTTTACGAAAAAGACGAGCATGAAAGACTGTACCCGATGCTTCGTATGCTACACATTGATGAAGACGACACTGCGTTTGAAGCTAGGATGAAAGGGGCGTTGGAAGGTGTCCTTCCTGTTGGAGCAATTGGTGCGGTAAAAGGGATTATTGAAACTGGTAAACAAGCTAGTAGGGGAATAAGGGCGGTCCGTGATGTTGCGGTAATTAAGCAAATAAATAAAAAACCAGGTTTAGCCGTAGACTTTTTGTACGCTAATAAAGGTGCTGATTTTAATGAATCTAAATTTAAAGATTTTGTCTTTCGAGATTTTAAAAAAGATTCTTACGATAATTTAATTAACGCTACTTTTAAATATTTAAAAGATGAAGAAGGCGCTATTTTTATTGGTAAAAAAGAAAAGCACATTGCAAGAATTGAAAAAGCTAGAGATAAATTATTAAAAAATATAGAAGAAAAAGAACTTCAAATTTCTAAAATTGATAAAAATTCTCCAGAAGCAAAACAGCTTAGAAAAGAAATACTCGCAATTAAAAAGAATGAGTACGAAATAGATTCTTTTAAAGAAAAATTTCTTACAGATTTAAAAAAAGGCGACTTTACAGATTCTACTGAATCTTTAAAACAGCTAAGCAAAAAAATGCCAACGCTAAAAACTGACACAGAAATGGATATAGCGTTAAAAGCTTTCGACGACCAAGTTAAATTTATAGACGATTTAAAAAGAAAAGACCTTACAACTTATAATAAACTTAAAGGTATTTTTAGCAATAAAAGTTTAAAAGAAGTTTCTAGAGAAGATATTGAAAACTTTGATTTTTTAAGTGCTTTTAACAAAGAAGGTGGGTCTTACGAAGATATTGCACATGCGGTTTCTGATCCTGATTTTACATCAAAAGAAGTCTCAAACATCCTCCAAACTTTTTACAAAACTGATGACATTAAAAAGTATACCGATGCTGAACTTGCAAAAAAAGCTAAAGACGTTATAGAGGTTTATGGAGGTAATCCTGAAGCAGTAGAAAAAATGAGTCGAGAAGGATTACTTTCTTTTCCTGAAGCAGTAGCCGCTGATCATTTATTGGTAAAAAATGGGTTCACTGAATTAGCAGATGCAGCAGACAAGCTTAGTAAAGCTAAAGCAAAGCCAGGTAATAAAAAAGAACTGCAAGTCTATCTTGTTAATTTTTTAGATAAACAAGCTGCGTTTAATAAATTAGTAGCTAATATGACCCAAAGAAGGTCTGACGCTGGTACTTCACTTAGATTACAAACAACAGATGTTAGGTCTAAAATTATCCAACAAACTGCTAGAAAAGAATTTCAAGATTTTAATTTTAATGATCCAGAAGTCCAGGCACAATTTTTTGAAAAAATTCTTCATGCTGATCCAGGCGAGGTAAAACGTATATCTAGTGAAGTTAGCGATATATTTAAACTTATTAGTGAAAATAAAATTTCAATGAATGAAGCTTTAAAAGAAATGGCTTATAGGGGAGCAAAAGCCAAAAGAAATAATAATTTAAAAATATTTTTCTATAACAACATGCTTTCTTCTTTTGGTACGATGGCAAAAAACTTAGTAGGATTGCAGTTTAACAAAATGACTGACGACCTTACAGAAGTTTTTTCTAAGATGGCCAGTAAGTCTGAGTATTACAACGCTGAAAATTTTGACACCGAAACCTTTAATAAGCTTTTAAAAGTAATGGACGAAATGGATGTCCATGAAGAAGCAACGTCAGAATTTTTACAAAACTCTAAATTTCTATCTGGTTTTTATGATAAAAAATCAGGAAAAATGAAATCTAAATCTAAAATATTTAAAGATTCTTTTACTATAGGAAAATCCATTCTTGATCCAGGTGGGGAAAAGTATGGTGTTGGTTATAAGTCTCTTACTGATGCAGAAAAAATGGCTTTAGACAGCCATTCATTTACATTTGGGAAGAAGCCGTCAACTGATGAAATAGCTATGACGTTTTTTAAAGAACAAGTATTAAATGATGCTAATAAGATTCAGCAAGACTTTAATGCTTTATCTCCTGCCAGTATACACAGTATTCCTCTTAGAACTTTAAACGCTATGGACGAAGCTTACAAAGCTAAAATTGTGTATGAAAAAATGCTATTGACAGCAAAGAGAAAATTAAATGCTGATATTTTAAAATTAAAAAATGAATCACCTGAATCGTATTCTAAATATATGTCTAATTTAGAAAAGAATTACAGCAAAGGTATTAAACAGTATTTAAATGATAGCTCAAATTTTGACGAAGCTATGGGGGAAGCCAGAAATATAACCCTTACAAAGCAATACAACAGTGCTACTGGAGAAGATTATTCTTTAACTGCTCTTGGGGAAATTGGGAATATTAGTTCCTTAATGAGTAAATTTCAGGAAATGCCTGTTTTAAATTGGTTCTACCCTTTTGCAAGGATATCTATAAATGTAGCAGACTTCTTAACTCAATACCTTCCCCTTGGATTAAATAGATGGAACAAAGGCATTGCTGATGATTTACAAGCAGGGGGTTATAGGGCGGCTAAGGCTACAGCTAAAGCAAGAGTTGGTCTTGTGTTTTCTGGAATGGCTTACGGTTTAGCTAGAAATAATGTTATTACAGGAAATGGCCCTGTAGATCCTTACGGTAAACAGCAATGGAGACAATTAGGGATTAGGGAACGGAGCATTAATATAGGCGATATTTCCATTCCAGTAGATACTATAGATCCATTTGGTAAATATTTGGTAGCGGTAGCCGATGTTAAAGATGGTCTTACAAGAGCTTTTAATGATGGCGATGAAGAACTAATAGAAAAATCAGGTCCAGTTTTAGCAAATTTAGCATTAGCTTTATCTGAAATTGCCACACCTGATGTTTTAAAAGAAACTTTTTTAGGGATGACAAATGTAGGATTAGCCCTAAAAAGAGGCGATTACTCAAAAGGCTCTTTCCAAACAGGTCGTTTTTTATCAACAGCTACAGGTAAAATAGTTCCTTTTTCGTCTGCTGTACGAAGTTTTTTTAAACCAGAAGAAAGAATGTCTTACGTTGAATATGACAAAGACGGTTTAAATTTTTTAGATACTGCTGTTAAAGGTGTTACTTCTTTGTTTGGGTCTCCTGGTAGCGTTCCAGAAAAAAATATTTTTAACGATAAAGTTTATTACCATTCAATACCTAAAGAAGTTTTAGGAGAAGCGGTAGACCAAGATTATATTAACAGGTATGCAGTTAGTCCGATGAAAAAAGCTTTGAAACTTACAGGACTAGCTAAGTATCAAGAAAAAAGACAAGACCCTGTATACAAAAAACTTAGGGATCTAGTCCTTCACTTACCAGAAAAAAGTTATAAAAATAGAGATTTGCCTCTTCCTCGTTTAAGCAGAACGCTTAGAATACAGAACGAGTCGGTTACTCTTGATAATAAACAATATAGCGACCTAATTGGCTACACAAATGGTTATCATCCTGACGGTAGAAAGTTTATGAAGCCTATGAAAGAATACTTAAACGAGTTGGTACAGACAGATAAGTTTAACGCTTATCCTGAAGAATTACAGTCTGAACTTATTAAAAGTATTGTAAGAGAGTACCACAAAGCTGGTCGTTCTATGTTTAAAGCAATGAACAAACAATTTCAGAATGATGCTATTACAAAAATTAATGAAAGTATGGGGATAGAATAATGACAGTAAGTAATACAACTGTAACAACAAGCTCAAACGGTACAGGAACAAATGGGTCTGATGGCGCATTTTCATTTGCTATAGGGAACATAAAGTTTTCTGATAATTCTGACCTTGATGTTTACATTAGAGATGTAGGTGAAAGCCCTCCTACAGAAGCTTTAAAAACTATTACTACCCATTATTTTATAACAGATAGCTCAGGCAATCAGGTTAACCCTGGAACTCATATTAGGTTTGATACTTCTGCTGGCCATAGCCGCCCACTTAATGACCAAAAAGTTGTTGTCAAAAGAAAGGTAGAGCTAACACAAAGTACAGACTACGCCTCAGGCGATGCCTTCCCTGCTGACTCTCACGAAGATGCTCTTGATAAGCTAACGTTGTTAGTTCAGCAAATGCAGGAGCAACTTGATAGGGCGTGGACTTATCCCGAAACATACAGCACGTTAGCTAATGTTAAAATGCCTGAGCCAGCTAATGATGGTATTATAAAGTATAATGCCGATGCGACTGCTCTAGTTCTAGATACTGACCTTGTTAACTCTACCTATAAACTTTATGCTAGTAACACTTCAGATACTACGGCTGGATTTTTAAATGACAAACTAGCTGCTGGTACTGGTCTTTCTAAATCTAATACTGATGGTGTAGAGAACCAGCAAGTTACTTTATCTGTAGATCTTAAGACCTCAACTGATTTAAATGAAAATTCTGCAAGCCATGCAGCTTCTCAACGATCTATTAAAACTTATGTTGATGCAGTTACAACTTCGCTAGGATTACAGGATTTAGATTTTTCTGGTGATTCAGGTGGCGCGCAAAGTGTAGACCTTGATACCCAATCCCTCACCGTAGAAGGTGGAACAGGTATTGATACGACGGGGTCGTCTCAAAAGATTAGTGTCGCCATTGACTCTACGGTAACTACAAATTCTGGCACTCAAACATTAACAAACAAAACCCTTACTAGTCCCAAATTAAATGAAGATGTTGCAATCACGGCAACTGCTACAGAAGTAAATATATTAGATGGGGTTACGGCTTCTACTTCCGAATTAAATATTATGGATGGAGTTACGGCTACTACTTCTGAATTAAATATAATGGATGGGGTTACGTCTACGGCTTCTGAACTAAACATATTAGATGGTGTAACTTCTACGGCCTCTGAACTAAACATATTGGACGGAGTAACAGCGTCTACTTCTGAACTAAATATAATGGACGGAGTGACCGCATCTACTTCCGAACTAAACATAATGGACGGGGTGACTGCATCTACTTCTGAATTGAATATAATGGATGGAGTAACAGCGTCTACTTCTGAACTAAATATAATGGATGGGGTAACATCTACTGCTTCTGAATTAAATATATTGGATGGGGTTACGTCTACTGCTACCGAGTTAAATATACTAGATGGAGTAACAGCGTCTACTTCAGAAATAAATGTATTAGATGGTGCTACAGCCGGAACCAACGTAGCTAGTAAAGCCCTCGTTGTAGACAGTAATAAAAAAATTAATGAACTTATTCAAAATTATGGTGAATTTAAACACCAAGGTTCGGACCCTGCGAATGCTACAGCTTCTCAGGATGTTCGCCTCTATGCCAAAGATAGTAAGTTATATACAAAAGATAATAGTGGTACAGTTACCGAACTTGGAGCAGGCGGTGGTGTAGGAAGTATTGACACTATCTTTACCCTTCAAGCTAAAACGGCTGATGCTGTTAGCGATGCTAGTGGTGACGATGCAGTTTTTAGAGGGGCAGCAGCTTCTATAACTTCAGCGCCTACTTTAGACACAACCGCTGGCAAATTAATTAACACTGAAAAAGTATTTAAATATACATCAGCTTCAGGCTCTACAAATGACTGGTGGTTGTACTCTCAAGCTATTCCTCAAGGTTATCAGAATAGAAACATGGTCCTCCAGTTACAGTATTATATGGTAGAGACTTCTGGCGATAACTTAGATCAAGCTTTTAGATTCGTAGCTAGGGATGCTACCAATGGTAAGGTTACTCAATTAAACGGTGCAGTTAGCTCTTCTAACACTATTACTCTTGATGCTTTTGCTGATGGAGACTTTACAGTAGGAGACAGAGTAACCTTCAAGGATACTGGTGGGGCCATTCACTTTAGATATATTACTAGTGTAACCCATGGTAGTGAACAGCTTACAATATCAGGTGCAACGGTTTCAATAGCTGACGATGCTTACTTTGTATCTGGTATTCTCACTGATGAACTAGATTACCTACCAAATTTTAAACCAACTACAGCAGGGCAAGATGGTTCTAAAGCTTATCGTAAACAATTAGCTATACCTAGTAACTGTGACACCTTAGAATTTGGGTTCCATTATCTTGGTAGTCAGACTGACCAGTTCCTCTACTACGATGACATAGCTTTGAGTGCCAACCAATTCTTGCAGACTAGTAGTCAGGGGCAAACGGAGTGTTATGTAGCTCATAACCAATCGACTTTTTGGGGTGCTTCGGGAGCTTCAGACCAATTTAATAAAGCTTTATTATCTCCAGGCCCAGGGACACCCGCTTTGGCTGATAGTAAGTTAATAGAAATTACTGATGTTAGTAGTGATACTCGAATTATAGCTCGCCAAAGAATTGAATTAAACGTTTCTGCTATAGCGGCCATGAATACGGGTCAGATGCTAAAAATTTATAATAGTGATGACGAGATGAGAATCGGGGCGCAAAATCCTGATGGAACAAGTGCAGCCGCTTATGTAGAGGTTACAGAGGTTTTAGTACTAGAAAAAAATGATTACATCTATTTCAAAACTGATGCAAAAGGTTCTCAATATGGAGCCATGACTCTTACAGCTACCCCACAAGTCAATGACGTAATTTTATTAAATTCCCAAGATGAGATCTTTACGGACTGGCAGGTTTATACGCCTGCTGTCTCAGGGGGACTTGTCGATTCAAGTGGGTCAGCTAATGGGTCGTTTGGTTCTACGATAACCTATAATAAGTGGCAGTGGCGAAGGATAGGCGGAGATATGGAAGTCCGATGGGACTACAAACATACTGCCGCTGGCTCCGCAGGGTCTGGTGCCTACTATATGCAACTACCATCGGGATATGACATTGATTATGCTAGGCTCCCAGGGTCGGTAAACTCTGCTGTTGGGTCTGTTGTAGGAGTAGGAATTATTAGTAATGCATCAGGGCATGACTTACAGTACTATACACAGCCCTGTTATCCGGCAGTTGACACTACTAGTGGAAATTTAGTTGCGGCCCATACTAATGATATAAACTCTAGCAATTTAGACGGAGAGATGTATCCCACTGGTTGGAGTAGTGGTCATATTCATTTCAATACTGGAGGGATTCAAGTAAGTCTTTCTTTTAAAGTCCCCATAGCAGGCTGGACCTCAACTTTTAACCCTGTCCTGAGTATGCCGCTTGTGGATATTGGGGGGGCTATGGAGTATTGCCATCTCTATAACACCTCTGGGAGTACAGGTGGTTATTACCAAAAAATTCCTTATTTTGGGGCGACTCAAAAAAATACTGTTAGTAGTCTAGGGACGATCACGAACTCTAGCAGCGAAGGTTGCTATTTTACAGCATCTCAGAGAGTTAAGGTTACGAGTAATGTCTGGTTATATTCGAATGCCACTAACTATTTTACAGTCGGATATGCACATAATATTACTACAGCAGAAAAAAACACAAACATTGGGTCACTCCCTGATTATAAAATAATTGCTCAAAGTGATGGCTCTAATAATACTAGCAACATTGGTCGGGCAAGTTCTTGCTCTATCATCTTAGAGCCTGGAGAAACCCTTACCCCATCAACTGAAGCAGAGGGCATAGCAAGTGATAGCGGCGCCATAATTTTTACAGTAGAAAAAGACTACTCCAACACAAACATGGCCCACATTATTAAGCCTGCTGTTTGTATAATTGAGGACCACAAAAGCCCTGACACAGGCGGTGGTGCGATGAATTCTAGTTCTTCGTCTACTCTTAACTTATATGATAGGGTTCTTAATACTTTCAAAGGCGAAACTTGGTTTGTTACACCTGGATCGGGAACGCTTGGCCGGGATGGAAACAATACAACCTTTAGTCTTATCGCCGGAACCTACGAACTTACCGCAAAACTTCCTAGTTTTTATACTGCAAGAACAATAGGTCGTTTGTATAACGTCACAGATTCCGTAATTCAATATCAGGGGCAAAATGGGGACGCAGCCATATCAGGGTCGGTTAGTATAAATATTTTTATAGATTGTGTGTTTACAATTACAAAAACTACAGAGTTTAAATTTCAAACCGCAGGGTCATCCACAATTGGTAGTGCGAGTGATGTGGGACTTGGATTAGACCACGGAAATTCTAGTTATCTTGGATCTGGTGGTGGTGATGAAATTTACACTACAGTAAAAATAAGAAAACTTAAATAGGAATAGGTGATGGGAAAAGTAAAAGAACTTGAAAGTGAGATACCAGAATTTAATCCTGAAACTCACAAGTGGGATTGGGAAAAGAAAGAGGTTGTTCCTCTTACGCCTGAAGAGTTGGCTGAGATTGCTAAAAGAAAAAGAAAAGCCGACTTAGAAAGGAGGTTTACTCCGCTAGTAAAAAACAATTCTTATTATCAAAAAGCTTTTGGTTATAGAGTAAAAAAAATAAATGGTGACAACCATGTAATCCACTACGGAGAAGAAATAGCAGAATGGGACCGTGACAACCTCGATGACTTTGAACAAAAAGTTTTGAAGTTGGAAACTGCCAAAAAAGAAATGGACGACAAGGCAGAACGTGAACGTCCCATGCTTGATCGTCGGAATGAATACCGTAAGATTGATGAGTTACTCTTGGAAGCTATAGCAGAGAAGGAAGAGAACAATGCTGAGAAGATGACCGAGTATTTAAAACTTCGTGCTGCCATCAAGGAGAAGTTTCCTAAATGAAAAATGATAATGGGGATTATGTTGTAATTGTATACATAGTCCTTTCATTTATATTGTGTTTTATTATAAGCTTATTTACACCCATAGGTGCTAGCCCTATTACAATGTTGAGGTAAATATGCCTGGATACCATAACGAATACATGAGTAAGCCTAAAAAAAAGCAGAAGAAAAAAAAGAAAAAGAAAAGTACGTTGCTGACTAGAAAAGTTAAGAGCTACTAGTGAAGGAAGTAGATGTCCTCTCTAATATTTTAGTGCAAGATTTTTTCCAACTTGTGCTAGTTATAGGGGGTATCTTAGTTAGCGTTATAGTGTACTTCATCAAGCAATTGCTAACACGGATAAACGAAACAAATGCTTTAGTCATTCAGCTTGATAAAAGAATTGCAGTCCTTGTTAATGATACTACTAGATATCGTCAACGCTTTGATACTATAGAACGTAGAATCGATGCTTTGGAGAAAGACGTATGGAAAAAACAAGACTAGAAATAAAGCCCGAAGTTGATGTCTTTGATCTACTAAGAGTAGACCCTGTCATTTTAGCGATGATATCCTTTACATACGAGTACTGCACTCAATATAATTTACCTTGTGTAATAACGTCGCTTATGGAGGATGCTCCTAATCGTAAATTTAAAACACATTCTGACGGAAGAGCAGCAGACCTCAGTTCTAGAGGGTGGGGTGATTTTCATATTGCGAGGTTTCAACATGAATTTAAAAAAGTGTTTAAGGGTAAGGGTGCCTTTAACTCAAAAGGTGAAGATAGACCTATAGTATATCACAAGGTGGAAGGTGGTGTTTCGCATTTTCATATGCAAGTCAGGCGACGAAACGGTAATAGAACGATTGTTTGAAAAGGAGAAACTTATGGAAGAACAACTAAAAGATAAAATTAATTGGTTCGCTTTTGGGCGAAAACTTTGGTTCAGTGGAATCAGATCCGCATTGAATGAAGAAATTGTTATTAAAACAGAAAACCGTTTTGATGACTTAGCAATCACAATGATGGATAACTTAGTGGACCGACTCCTTCCAGAAGAATAACATCTTTAGCGACTCCTACTAAGGAAGGAGGAAGTCCATGTTAGATTTACTTTCATCAGCTATGAAACTTGCGGATAAAATTTTAGACGTTCATACGCTTCACCAAAAAAACAAGTACAAGAGAAAGTTGCATAAGTTAAAGAAGGAGCTACAGTTTGAACTTGAAAAACCGGATCATCTCAAAACTGACTCTATTATTGATGATCTTAATTTTGAACTCAGCCTGCTCCTCAACGTCTTTAGCGAGGAAATTACATCCCAAAACATTCAGAAAAAGAACTTACCGCCCATGCACTAAACTTGAGATGTCTAACAATGTTGCAAAACTCTGCTACCGTTATTGTTCCAAGCAGATATTATGGAATAAGTGTGCTGGTAAGGAGTTAATCATTGAAGATTTAAACGATAAGGAAGTCTGGAAAAAATTTATAGACGCAGGGTTTGTGTTTAGAAAGAGGTTTGCTTAGTAATATAGCCCTTTACCTCCTCAAAGTTTTCGGGATTAGTCACCAAAGCAATACCACCAGCTTTATCAACTTCTTCCAGCACATATTCTTGCAGTTTATCAGCTTTTTCTTGGTGGGATTTTTTTAATTCTAGGGCCACAAATCTACCGTTTACTACACCAATGATATCAGGAATACCACGAATAGAAAGCTGCTGGATTTTTATCCAATAACTATTTTTCATTTCTCTAAGTTCTTCAAGAACCTTCTCTTTGAAAATGGTTTCGGGCTTCTTTGGCATCAGGTGCTCCCTCTATTTTGTCTCCCCAAGATTTAAAAGAATAACCTACACTACAAGTAAGATGTAGTCCATTGAGTGGTTTATAGATGCCTTCCATGATAGTTTTTAAATCATCGATGATATGCACTTCATCCCGATGGATTTCAAAAATAATTTCGTCATGGACTTGCAGAACCATCGCACTGAGTTTGTCAGACAAATAAGTGTGGAGCTTAAGCATAGCAAGTTTAACAACGTCAGCTCCAGAACTTTGTATAAGGTGGTTAACAGCAACGAACTCTCTACCTTTCTTGACATGCAATCTCCTGCCAGCAAAGTTGTGAATAAAACCTTTGTTTTTACTTTCGTTAATAGTCTGCCTGATAAACTGTTTGATGTTTGGAAGAACAGAAAAATACTTTTGTTTTAATCTTAAAGCTTCTTCTTCTGTAGTGCTAAGAGTTTTAGCTAAGGTAGCTGCGCCAGCACCGTAGAGTAACGCAAAGTTAATCGTCTTAGCTGTAAAACGATCAACTCGCATTAGCTCAGCGGTGGCCGTATGGACATCTTTTCCCTCGCACACTTGCTTAATCAAAGATCGTTCGCAAGCTAAGTCAGCGAGGAGTCGGTATTCCTGCTGGTCAAAATCAATCATTGTAAAAAAGTGGTCTTTCCTAGGGGGAAAAATTTTTCGTACATGACTGTCTCTGGGTACATTTTGTAGGTTAGGTGATCTATAAGAAAACCGTCCTGTCTCTGTCCCAGATTGCAAAGGGAAAGGTTTAATGATGCCCTGGCTATGTGAAGATAAATAAGTACTATAATAAGTACCTATAAATTTCTCTTTCTTCCTAATCTCTAAAATAAGTTTTGGCAAGGGGTGATCTATACTTTTAAAAGCATCTTCATTTAGACGAGGATTCCCCTTGTCCGTAAGGGGAACCTCTAACTTAAACTTTTGAAATAAACTGGAGATTTCTTTTCTGCTTTTCGTGTAGTGTCTGCCAAAACCACTATAGAATTGTCGTTTCAAATTATCAACTTCTTCAACTGCGTTGTCAAATCCCTGCTGACATAAATCTAAATTGATTGTGATGCCTCGGGTATACATATCTAAAACCGCTGGTGTTAACATACACTCTGAAGAGCCAATTTTACCTAGTTTTTGTGTTTTTATTCTGTTTTTTTGGAATACTCCTAGCTTAAAGCATACTTCAGCATCTCTATGACCATATCGTGCCATTAGTTCTAGTGGTACGAAGTCATAGTGCATCTTCTTAACGGTAGTGTCCTTGCCGTTAATCTTCCACTTAGTAAAACACTTATGCTTATTGATGTAGTCTTTAACTTCATCGCCTAGTTTTAAGGTCATGCCTGGGATAACCTTTTCATATTCTTTAGCTAAAGCGTCCAAAGAGTATTGCATGCGATTGTTTTGAAGAACCCTTTCCAAGGTCATCGTACAATATACTTTGCCTTTTAAATAAAGATCTTCTTTAGCAAGCATAGCTAAGTCAAAGATAGCGTTGTGAATAAACCAACTTTTGCTTTTATCTTCAAATAAAGGTTTGAATAGTTTGAAAGATTCTTGAGGTAGGTGTTCTTCTTCTTCGCTGTTAAAGTTGAAATAGTAAGATCGTAGAGGGGAGTAGATGATTAAACCGAATATTCGGTCATGGTCATCTAATCCCGTAGTCTCTACGTCCAAAGCAAATTGCGACTCAAGCTGCTGTCCTGAAAGGTCCTGCACCGCAACCGTTAAAGCTTTTAGTGCAGAAATAGTAACTTCAGTCATTTAGTTTTTCTAGTTGTTTTTTTATTTTTTGCGTATTCACGAATAAGACCTGTAAAAAATTCTGAAAGTGTTAGCCTTTCTTCTTGAAGTGCTTTACGAACGATATCTCTATCTTTCTCTTCAATATTTCTAATGTAGATAACACATGGTTTTTTAACCTTAGCGGCAAACCTACCAAAGTTTTTTCTTACACCAACCTGGGCCGTTACTTTCTTTACTCTTACGTTGCTCATTCATAAATCCTTTAAAAAAATTGTTCGTTACTTGCCTCTGCTATATCTACACTATTAATAGATGACATGTCGTTAAATAATTCTTGCAGAAGCGCAAGCTTATCTTTATCAACAACCTCTTCTGTTTTTTTAATTTCCATTTTGTAAAAGCTGTTGCCTTTCCAAGTGTCTTGCGTAGAACTTATCTCAAAAGATAAAGCAAAAGGTGGTTTTCTTAAGTTTTTATAGGTCACAATTGCCTGTGTAATCTGCTTTCCTGCCCACCTACTAGCACCCTTAAACGTAAGCTGATAAGGAATGGGTTTGGCTTTAGCTTTGACGTATTCTTCTAGCTCAGTCATGGGTAAGCAAATAAGCTGGAACCCTTCTTTTCTTTCTAGCGTTCCTTCAGCTACTTCCTCTGTTTTAGGTAGCTGCCTAGTTCTTAAAACATCTTGATAGCTAACGGTGTTGTCATTGCTATCTTTGACTGTTTCAGAATAGATAGGCTTTATAGGTGTGATAGGAACAATAATCATGTTTGTTTTCTTATCACCAAAAAGCTTATTAGAAATGTTGTCTCTAAACTCACCAATTTTAGCCGCTTCTTCCTCAACTGGTTTAGAAGCTTTTTGCATTAAAGCAATCTTAGGCATGATTAGGTCATCAGCATTGACAACAAAATCCGAGTAGTAATTTTTAGTAGTGACTTCATTGGTTTCTTTTTTAACGACTTTACTCATAATTTTTCCTTTTTTAAACGTTTAACGGTTATAGGTTATTTCTTAGTAAAACTTAGGTTCTGATCTAAAACAGGTTCACCAACTCCAGGAATACTAAAGTGCGGGTCATTTTCTTTTTCTTCGTTATAAAGTGAGCGAAGTGTTTGCGAATGAACCGTGAGCAACATGTCGCTTTCTTCTCCTTTTTGTTTAAAGTAGTCAAGCATTTTTCTTT